CGTGAAGTTCACCGGCAGGGTGATGGGCCCGGGCAGCTCGTCCACCGCCTCCAGGTACACCATGCCGCACCCCGGTTGACGGCACGTGTACCGGGCGGTGACGGCGTTGAAGCCGTGTAGGCCCCACGGGAACTCAGGACCGCGCATGAGCGGCGGCGCCTGATCAGCATCGGCCTCCGCACGGGCGGCGTCCTGGTGCCACCGCTGGACCAGGACAGCGGCAGACTCCTGGGGCAGGGCGGCCAGCATGGCGTTGAGCTGGTCCACCGCCTCCTGGCGGGTCACCGGGCGTCCCCGAGAAGGCCGAGGGACCTCATGGCGTGGAGGACCGGCTGGAGCCGTTCCGTCATCTCCCGCAGGCGGCGGGCGCCCTCGGCCGCCACGTCCGGCTCCGGGCCGCCGAGCCGGGACGACGCCAGCGCCACCAGCTCATCGTTGGTCAGCGACCGCAGCCACGCCTCCCGCCGTTCGGCGCGTTCCTCGAGGGCCGCCGCGTACCGGCCGGCCCGGTCCACCAGGCGCTGCGTGCCGGTGTCCGTCAGCTCCACCAGCACGCCGCCGTCGGCCGCCGCCGTCACGCACTTGAAGTCCGCCCGTTCCAGAAGAAGGGTCGCCACCATCGCCTCCAGGCTCATCGGGCCGGACATGATGGCACAAAGCGGGGCCCCGCATCTCCCGGACACTGAGGAGATACAGGGCCCCGGCCTGGGGGCGTGCCGCAGGGGTCAAGCCTCCTGCTCGACGGCGCGTGCCACGGCGGTGGCAGCGGCCACCCACGCCGTCTGGATCGGCTCGCCGAGGTCTTCCCACCGCGGCATCGGGTCGCCGAGGAAGTTCCGGTTACCGGTGGACTCCCCGTACGCGGCGTACGCCGTGCGCGCCAGGTCGGTCGGGTCGTTGGCCATGTTGTCCTCCAACAGGTCAGGGGTCGGGGCCTGGTCAGGTGGCGGCCGGCGGCTGCTGATGGTCCCCATCCTCGTCAGGGCACAGCCGGGCCAGTCGCCTGTTCGCCAAATCGACGGCGTCCCGCAGGCTCTCGCCGCTGTTCGGATACAGCTCGTGCTCGACGCGGGTCATCCGGGCCTCGAACGCGCTCAGTCGCTCCAGGACGCCGGGCCGCGCCGGGACGCCGGGGCGCTCCTCCTCGCCGTAGAAGTCGTCGAAGAACTGGCCCGTCCGGCCGGCCAAGTGGAGGGCGCCGCGGACGCCCCGCCACAGCACCGTCACGACGCCCGTCAGGAGGGAGACGGCTCCGCCCCACACGAGCACGGCGTCCACGGCGGGGATTCCGGTGGGTTCCATCGGTGGGGCTAGACCTTCCTGGACAGGCTGGCGCTGTTGGGGTCGCCGAGGGCGCGCGCCAGCAGGCCCTTGACGAGGGACACGACCGCGGCGACCGCGGCGCCGCCGGCGGCGTACCACATGGAGGCGTCGGCGGCCTGGGCCGGGACGAATGCGGCGGCGAACCCGCCCGCCGCACTGGTGATGACGCGCTCGCCCAGGTCCCGGGCGTACGTCTCGGCGGACCGCAGGATCGCGTCGCCGTCGGGAAGCCGGAAGCTGCCAGTGCTCATGAGGTCAGGACTCCTTCCAGACCAGGGCCGTCAGGACGGCGCTGGCTACCTCGACCTGGCCGGCGCTCTGGTTGAGCAGCCGGACGCGCATCGTGCGGCTGGCCCCGAGCCGCTTGACCAGGGACAGCACGCCGAACGCGCCGCCCGGGGTGCCGATCACCTCATGGATCGGGTGCACGGCCTTGAGGGTGGCGCCCTCCCACTCGCTCATGCGGGCCTGGACGACGTCGCCGACCGGCAGGTGCTCGAACCGCAGCGACAGGGAGCCGGTGAAGCGGGCCGGGCCGACCACGAACACCTCACTTCGGGCGGCGTGCTGGCCCAGCTCGTCGCTCCACTCCTGCGTGAACGCCACCTCGTCCCATCCGCCGGGGGCCAGGGGGTAGCCGTCCTCCAGGCCGAGGTTGACGTATGCGGGTCCGGTCAATGTGACCTCCTGGGGGGTGCTCGGCTGCTCCGGGCTCCAGCTCGCCGCGTGCGCCAGGCGCTCCTCGACGTCGGCCCGAAGCTGGGCCATGGTGAGTGCGAACGGGCCGCGTGTGCCGTACCCCTCGACCGGCCCGCGGGGGTCCACCTTGCCCTCCACGCTGGTCTCCAGGTGGCCGGCGACGCTGCCCTGCGTCCACCTGTGGTGGCGGCAGATCGCGGCGTTGTACCTCACCAGCGTGTCGTACTGGGCGCGGGTGTACGGGTCCTTGCCGTCGCCCAGGTTCTCCGTCTCGATCCCGTACAGGCGGTCGTTGCCGTCCACGGTCCCGGAGGCCTTGGACGGCCGGGGGATGGCGGTCTCAGCCAGGATGGCGTTGAAGCTGTTGAGGGCCGCGAGCCCGGCATGGTTGGCGCGGCCTGCGGCGACGAGGACCAGGCGGCCGCTCTTGGGCAGGTAGGCGTGGGCGAGGGGCGCGGGCAGGGCGGCGGACTGCCCCCGGTAGACGATGGCCTGGAGGCTGTCCCGGCCGGCCGTGTGGTGGTTGAGGCTGCCGTTCACCGGCCCGAACGGTTTGCCGGTCGCCTGGTCCCGGCCCCTGGTGGTCCAGCCGTCCAGCTCGGTGAACGGCACGCCCTCCGCGCGCAGGGCCTTGCGCCACTCCTTGGGCGTCATCGGATCGGCCATCAGACCCTCACCGCCCAGTCCATGGGGCGGGGGTTGTGCTGCTGGTGTACATGGGCGCTCACTCCCGAAAGGGGGGAACCTCGCCCGGACCTGAACCAGCGGCACTTTGGAGTGTAAACCGTCGCCCCTGGCCGCTCAGGCGGCGTGATAGATGGCGAGCTTGAACTCCGCGAGGGTCAGCCGCCGCGGCTGGGCGTCGTTGTGCGTCACCCGCAGCGCGAGAGGCGTGCCCGGGTCCACGAAGATGCCGTGGCCCTTGCAGAAGTACTGACCGCCGGGCGTCGGCGGCCTGTGCTCGGTCGCCGTCGTGTCCGCCGGAGTCGGCGTCAGGCCCAGCGGGTCCCGCACGTACTGGTCCCGCAGCTCGGTATAGCCGCCCGTCGCGCTGGCGGCCTCCCACTGGAGCATCGCGTACAGGTGGCCCCACCCGGCCTTGGACGGCCAGATGAGGCCGCTGCGGTCGTCGGTCGCCCAGTCGCTCACCACGTACCCGTCGGGCTGCACCACCTGGTGCATCTCGAACCGGTCGGTCGACTCAGCCGCCCCGAAGGGGAACCGCACCACCTGATACGTGGTGCCCGGGGCGATCATCTGGGGGGTGTCGACCTTGAGGGAGCACACCTGCACCCCGGGCGCGACATGCCCGTCAGTGCCGGCCATGACCGGCCTGCCCCAGCCCCGACATGCGTCGGGCCGTCTCCTCGGGGACGCCGGCGCCGAGCAGCGCCGCGTAGTCCGTCTCGTGGCGGGCCTGGTCGCCGCACTGGAGGCCGGCGACGTGCGCGGCGGTCGCGGCCTGGAGCTCGCCGAGCCGGTCGCTGTAGGCGTCCCGGGACACGACGCGGCCGGGCCGGCTCAGCGTCGGCTCCAGCCCGTCCGGGACCTGGAGGTGCCCGGTGGTGCCGTCGTCGTAGATCACGTAGCGGTCCACGTAGTCGCCGAGCGGGCCGGCGCCCGCGATGGCCATGCTTTCCATGCCGCCCCCTAAAGGCTGATCATGATCGCGCGGATGAAGACCTGGATGCGGTTGTAGGTGGCGCCGCCCGAACCCCGGTCCATGCTCACCGGCAGCTGCACCACCGCGCCCGCGCCAGGGGCCAGGGCCGTTAGGGCCTGGTAGAGCTTGGTCGTCTGCGTGTGCGCGTCCGTAATCGTTGAACTACCCGTATTGCGCATGTAGTACATCTGGTCCGTGTCGTGGCCGTACGCGGCGCCGGCCCCGGTGGGCAGCACGAAGTCCACGTCGACCTCCCGCTCCACGAACACGGCGGCGGACCGGCAAGGGTCGGGGTTGACGATGTTCAGCGTGAAGGTGTCCACGACCGTCAGTTCGTTGGGCACCGTCAGGTCGTTGTAGTCCCGAGTCTCGCTGATCTGCGCGAAGTTGACCTGTCCCCGCGGCTCGCCCCGCAGTACGCCGTCCGATCCGCAGACGATGACGCCGCCGGCCACGTCCGGGTCACACGGGTAGGGCCACGTCCCGGTGGCCACGGTCAGCGGGGCGCTGCCGCTGCCGTCGCCCGTCAGCCCGCACCCGGCGAGGACGGCCCCGCCGGCCGTGGGCACGAGCAGCCCGCCGTCCGGTCCGACGGTGATGTTGTTGCCTGCCTCCCCGGAGAGGTCCGCCGAGATTTCACCGGTGGCCTGGTCCAGGTTGATGCCGGGCCCGGCCGACAGGCAGCCGCGTACGTCCTCGCACGGCACCTCGGCGCTGATCACGTACGGGTTCGCTGCGGACCCCGACCCGGACACTGTCACGTTCGTACCGGCCTGCACGGAACACGTGCACTGGCCTCCACCGCAGCCGCATCGCGCCACTGGTCCACCGTCCTTGCGGGGTCGTGCTCGATGCCCGGACCTAAACCAGCGGCGCAGCCGAGTGTAGCGAGAGCCCGTGTCCGGACACGTCCGCCAGAGCCTGTCCGGACACGTCCCCGGCCGCCCGGGACAGCCCCCGCTCACGGGGC